GTTCAGCATATCGCCCATCGTCCCAGCCATTTTGTCTGGGTGATACTGCTTGATCAAATCCATATACGCCGTGCGTATTTGCGTGTCAGTCGCTGTCCGTGGCACACCAAGCACAGTATACGGGTCTGGGCCTGCTGTCCGACGTGGACCGCCTTGCCCCTGCCCGCCATGACGTTGCCTATTTTGGCTTTGACCTTGCCGCTGTTGATTCCGACGACGAGCATCTTCTTCTGCTCGTTGACGCGCAGACTCATACTCCCGATTACGCGCATCTTGTGCTGCTCTTCGACGCGCATCGGCTTCCGCTCTACTACGAGCGTTTTCTCTGGACCGTCTTTCGGCTTCAGCCTGCCTACGGCTTTCCTCTGCGGCTGCGCGTCGTGCTTCCGCTTGACGCGCTTCTCTTGCCGTCGTTTCCGCTTGACGACGCGCTTCTGCCGCAGCCGCCGCTGCGTTCGCTGTGTCATCTGCCGCTTGGCTATTGCCCCCACCACTCGAGCCTGAACGTGGGGGTGGAGCCGACGCACTAGGTGGAGGCGTTGCTGTTTCGCTCCCTCCACTGGAAGGAGGCGTAGCTGTTGACCCCAAGCCAGGAGGCGTTCGTGGAGAACTTGGAGGAGGTGTCGCCTGACTTGTTGACGGGCCAGCACCGCCACCAACAATTGGACGCTTAGGCAGCGACGCAACGTCTGGCGCAGACTCAAGCGTATTCCCAGCTAAGTAATTGATTAGGTTTGCCGTTTTCGCACGAACAGACGGTCGAGCCACAACCCTTGCGCCCTGCATGAACAACGAAGCGTCAGGCGAGGCATTTGCGTTGCTTGCACCCTTTTTGTACAAGTCCCCAAGCGCGTCATACCCTGCATGAGCAAAGTCTAATGCCTTAGCAATGCTTGGAAGCTGGCTCTTCAAGTCGTTACGGATGCTGTCGGACAAATCTTTCATGCCCTTCGCCGCCGTCGCGTTTTGCGGATCAACTGTATATGATCCGCTTGAGCGGTTCTTATCAAGGAACTGCTTCAGGTCAAGCGCATCTTCTGGCGAGATTGTAACTTTGCCTCGGACTGCTGCTGCAAGACGACGCGCCGTACCAGCATCTGTTGCGCCAAGGTCTTGTTGGTCAAAATGGTCAGCCATCTTGTCAAGACGACGAACAAGATCAGGACTATTCGACAAGTTGATGTCTTTGACACCCGATGCTGATACCGCCGTGCGAACGTTGGTATTGGCTGTGTTTACTTGCGAAAGCACTTGGTCTTGTTGTTGCGCGATATTGCCAGTCGTCCCAAGTGCAGCTAACGTCTGATTCGTTTGACGTGTTTCTGGACGGCCTTTCTGCCGTTGCCCAGCTCGCTCTGCTTGCGATGCCGCAGTATCAATGGATTCGCTTTTCCGCAACCAAGCAGGAAGACCACTATCAACAGTTCGTGCCACGGCACGGAACGGAACTTGAGCAACCTTTACAACAAGAGGCGTGGCTCCACCAAGCAACGTGCCCATCGTGGCTTCTTGAAGCACTTGCTTGCCAGTTGTAGGTTGGCCCTGCGCCGTACGAATACCCGTGTTTTCAAGAGGTGCAACCACGGCACCGGTAGCCGCGCTTTTTGCAACCGTCTTCGCCAGTTCTTTCGGATTGATCCGGTCAAGCAACCCGGCCCCAACCGATGCGGCTTCGGGAGCAAGCATCCCGGCCAACCGTCGTTCAACACCTGGCGCAATCGTCCGAAGCACCGTCTTGCCAGCACCAGCTACAAGTTTCCCAGTCGGAATAACATTCAGCAGACCAGACCCAATGATGTCGATCGCATTGGCGTCTTGACCTTGATATAGCTCATCGAGATACGCGCCAAGCGCACCGCCCGCTGCGCTGCCAGCAGCCACACCGGCAGCAGTGCCAGCGACAGGGATAACAGACCCTAGCGCGCCAGCCGATATGCCTCCCAATACGGCTGGGACAACACGCAAACCTGTTGAGATAGACGAGTCGGTCCATGACCGTTCTTTCGGCGCGTCTCTTCTTGCAATCGCGTCTGTCAATACTTGCTGGGCGCGTGGTGTGTACTCAGCCAGCATCGAAGAGTCAAATCGACTATCGCTGACAACTTGGTCAACATCAAGACCGATTGGTATTTCTCTCAACACAGGAGACGATGCACTCGCTTGCGCCATTAGGGTTACCGTCCTGACTGGCTAAAGAATTCGTCTACTGCCATTTTCTGTTTGTCGCGTCCAACAAGGATCTCGGCATAGTCGTAATCTTGACCAAGAGCGTCCCCGTATTGTGAAACAACTTGGTCACGAAGCGAATCCTTGAACCCTCGGATAGACGCATCAGTCCAAGACATGTCACGATACAGATTCTCTGGAGCAATCCCAAATTGCTTGTACTCGTCGCTTTCCTTAGAAGAAAACGCCTTGCCTGTCATTGACTGACGATAAGCCTGCAAGGTTGTCACAAGCTTTGCCACAAGTGACTTGTATTCAGCATTCCCAGTTTTGCCAAAAAAGTTCTTCACTTTTTCAACGTTGAACCCGATAAGACCTTCGGGGATAGGTTTGCCATCTTTCGCCTGTCGAAGCACAGACAAGGTTTCTTGGATGTCATCAATCTGACGAAGCGCAGTAAGTCTTCCTCCTATGGCTGACCGGTCCGATGCGTTCAATGACTTCAAAGCCACATTCCGCATGTATTGAAGTTGCCTGGATGGATCTTCTTGGTTGACAAGATCCTTCAGCATCATCTTGCGTTGTTCTGGTGATTTGCTGCTGACGCTCGCAATAAACGCGGTTCTGATGTCAGGAGGAAGCGCAGCCAGTTTAGCTTGGTCGTCTTTGCCAGCCAAGATAACGTCAAGCCTCTCTTGCGCTATAGCTGCCACGACGGGATCTCTTGGCGTATGAACCGTTTGCGATGGCACTAAAGGACCGACTTTGATGCTTTCTTTATTAAAACGCTGGCCGTTGATTGTGTAAGAACCGTCAGCCGCAACTGGCTTCAGATCGTCCGCATTCTTCTGTGCAATCGCTCGTTCTTCTAGCGTCTTTGTTGAGTCGGTCGCGTCTCTGAGGAAACTTGCGCGAGTCGGATTTGGCAATGCTTTGACACCACCACGCGCAATCTCTCGGCCAAACGCATCAAACTCAATTGCGCCTTCGGCTAGTGTTTTGTTTGGCAATAGGCTCGCGGCTTGGTTTCGCAATGCGTCAAGTTGTCCACGTTGTTGTGTAGGCGACAACTTGCCAAAGTTTTCCAAGAACGTATCCACCGCGTCTTTGCCTAACCGTCGTTCCCATGGAGTGACAGCAAGACGTGCCGCGTTGATATACGACCCACCATTGGCTTCGACATACTTGATAACGCCATCGGCCATTGTGCCAAACGCCGCTTGCTTCGATTTCTCAAGCGAGTCTTGCTTTGCATCAAAGTCCAGAACCGACTCGTTAATCTTCTGAATCGGCTCAAGCCGTGACGCAATCTGCGCTGGTGAATACGGACGACCGTCTTTGTCTCTGAGGTTGCTATACGCTTTGCCAACCTCATTGATGTCAAACAGGCCAGTGCCTGGGTCGTTAAACCGTGGACGTTCCGGCCCTTGTGATTGCACAAACGTGGAATCTGGGACAACGGTTTGCGTCCCGACTTCAGTGCGGCCAAACAACGGTTGTGATGCCTGTGGTTGAACCGGTGCGCCAAAGCTCACACCGCCAAACGCTCGTGACCCTACGCCTTGTGGTGTCGGCGGCACCACATTGACAGAGGATGCCTCGAATGGCACACCAGGCACGGTCGTCGTAATGACCGGTCGCATCGTTTGACTCAACACGTCTCGCGTGGCGTCATCCAAACGCGCATTGCTCTCCGCTTGCTTGAGTGCCATGTCGTTCAGCTTGCGTTTCGGATCGGTGTAATCCGTCAACGCCTTGCTCGCAATCTGACCGATGCTTTGCACAGCCCCGCCGTAGGCTTGCCCACGAATCTCAGCGGCTCGAGCCTGGGCATTCGCCACATCGACCAGTGCCTTGGCCTTGGCGTCTTCGCCACGGCTCAAGAGTTCCGCAATGGTGCTGACGTACGGGTTCCGATACGCCTGAAAGGTAAAGGCCATTACGCCCCCGCCGCGTATTGAATGTCGCTCATGCGATCACGCTCATACTGCCGCTGGTTGTTGATCTTGGTCTGATACGCCGCCATCGAATCATTGTAGGCTTGCTGTGCGCGATTGTAGGCGTCCGACTGCTGCTGCTGATACAAGTTGGAGTTGGTGCCAAACGCGCCAGACCGTCGCCCTTCCGTCTCTTGGTTGTAGGCGTTATTCTTGAACGCATTGGTCGAGTACTGCTGAAAGGCATTCTGCGCGTTGGTGTTGTACGTGTTCAGATTTCGGCCATACACGTTCCCGTACTCCTGAGACGCCGCTTGCTGCCCGTAGTCCAGTAGTCCCTTCATGTTGCCGCCCGTGTTGGTGACGCCACGCGCCGCGCCAGACCGTTCCAAGGCGCGTTGCCCTTCGCTCAGACGGAACTGATAGCCGGGGTCTTGCTGCATGTCTGCCGCTGTCGGAGCCGCAAAGGGGGCAGGAGCCATGTAGTCCGGCGCGTTATAGGCTTCACCGGGCGTATACGTGCCGGGATTGGCAATCGGCCCCTGCTGGCCCAGCATGTCGCCCAGCGTGGGTTGCTTGGGCATCTCACCGGGCTTTTCGTTCTGCAAGCCGTTCGGGCCAAGGCCAAACTGTGCTAGACGTGCGGCCCGTTGAGCAGGCGTCTCCGCAGACGATGTTGACTGGGAACCACCACCGCCGCCGCCGCCGCCTGACGCTGAATTCCATACACGGCCATTCGCGCCGCCAACATCTCGGATGACATCAATAAGCGACCCGTCCGGCAGCTTAATTACGTCGCCACCCGTGTTATTGTGCAGACTGATGCCAGCCCTCTGCAACTCAGGCAGTTTGGCTTTCAGTTCAGCCGCAGTGATAGTCCCGCCGGGGAACAGCGATTCGAAATAGGCTTGATAATTCGTGCCGCCTATCCACTTCCCATTGGCGTCAAAAAACTGCGTGTTGTTGCCGGTGCCGGTTTGCGACGGCTTCGGCGCGTTAGAAGCGGCTTTTGCGGCGTCGTTGGCTGCACGATCCTCAGCAGAATACGTAGCCGTCTCAGCATCTGCTATTCTGGAAAACGCTGTCTCGTCAATGGCAATCGCACTGCCGCTCATATGCGAACGCACTTCGGCGTCAGATACCGGACGCCAAATATTCGACCTGTGATACCAGTCACGAATCGTGTCCATTGACGCTTTGTCTTGCGCGGCCACTGCACGTTGCTGCTCAGCGAGACGCAACCGTTCTTGTTCGGCTTGCGATTCGGTGTTGGTGTTTTCTCCTTCTCCAGCCATTACACGAACCTCGGCTTTCCGGTTTCAGGATCAATGCTGTCGTCTACAGGGTCGATGTATTCCATCTCTTTCGGGATGATCAACCCGGCCTGACGGAGCGCCTCAGGCGCGACAAACGTATTCAGCGATTCTTGCGGCTGTCCGTAGCCCATCAGGTCGCGCAGGTAGTTCATCTGGTTGGTGCGCTGTCCACGCACCCTGCTGTTGGTCTGCCCCATCGAGTTGAACTCGGCCCGCTGGTTGAACGCATTGTCGCCCGCCATGTTGTAGGCGTTCTGGCTCCCAGCCACATCGGCCCCGTACTGTGCTCTCGACGCCGCGTTGGCTCGCACTTGGTCAAGGAACGACTGGCGCTGCGTAAACCCCAGCGACCGCTTGGCCGCTGCGTCTTGCAGTAGCGCGGACGCATTAGCCGCATCTGTCTCCGACTTGGCCGCGTTAGTTGCGCTTCTAGCACGAATCGCCGCACTGCCTAGTCCAAGACCGCCAGCGATTGCCGCTCCCCAAACGGGAGCAGTGGCCGCAGTTATTGGCACGACAGCACCTCTACATGTGACTGCATAATCTCAATCCTTAGCTGATCAAAACTGACCACAAGCGGGCACTCGCTTTCGACCACCAGCGTCTCATAGCCCGTCCACAAGGCCCAGCGGTTGTAATACGTCACCGCTTTCCAGACGAGTCCGGCTTGGAGCATTCCAATCGTCGCGCCGACCATCGCGTCATGGACCGCATCGTCAGGATGTGCAGTGTGTTGTTCGTCTGTCCGAATCGTGTCGAGCATGGCATGGAACCATGCGCCCATCCGTTTGGACTCGCGAGACAACAACGCCCACTTCTCAACAGGCAAACTATAGAACGCGGTCAGTTTCTGTGACTCGGCATTCCACGCAGACAGGCTTTCAAACTGCGGCGTAAACCCAGCTAGCCGTGCCAACCCTTTTGCCGCGAGGTTATCGACAGGCACCTTCGTCAGCAGTTCCACGCACGGCGTTGACGTAAACATGTATGCCATCGCATCACGCATCGCATGAATAGCGGCTTGCCCAGACCGCGACGGGTCAAACAACGAATGCACTTCGTAGCGGCCAGCCCCGTGGTTCATGCAGACAAACCCGCCCGCCTCGCCCAGCAGCGCAATGTTGGATGGTTCGGCCACCACCGCCGTCAGGTCAGCCGCGCCATCGCCGCCAATCCACGGACGCACCATAGGGTGGTTCGCAATGACGTTGAACGCCGTGGCATCAGCAGTCCGTCGCACTAACCGCGTGGTGCGGAACGGAGGAATGACGTTCAAATCAGTTGTTCGCACACCACGTCCAATCGATACTGCATCGTCGTCGCCCCGACACTGGCATACGTCGTCGCATAGGTGATGGTCGTCGCATCACCCACGCTGATAATGGCCGACAGCGAGGTCGTCGTCGCCAAGGTGTTGCCCGTCATCGCCGCACTACTCAGGGTGCAGGCCACGCCCGATGTCCACCCAAACGTCACAATCAGCGACGAACTGGTCGTTGCCGCTTGCGTCACCTGCGTCGTCATCGACAGCCGGTAGACACCCGGCAACACCACCAGAATGGGCATGGCCGTTGTCGTGATGGACGCCGCCTGCGTCGTCAGGCTGACCGACGACACCGTCTGTGGTCCGGCGTTGATGCGGTCAATCAGCGACAGCAACCAGTAGCGCATGGCTTGCGTCACATGCCCGGTAATGCTCTTGTTCACAACCGGCGTCTCGACAATGACACCAGGCACGGGCGCAAGGGACAGCATTACGACTGCCCTTGGAAGTTGCGACCATCAATGAGTGCGCCCACAATGCGCCACGCAATCGGGTCGGTGACCACAATCTCCGGCACCCACATCTGCGTCGAACTCGCCAGTCGCGTCCAATAGACCTTGACGCCGTAGTCACCTTGCACACCCGCCGACGTGGACTGGCTGTTGCTCCAGTTCTTCAAATCGACGCTCGTTCGCAACAGTACCTGTGGGTCAACGCCTTGCCCAGACACCGTGCCAAGGCCGGGTTCCATGAGCAATTGGAACCGCGACACAAACATGCGACTCGACTGCGGACTGAGCCACAACGGTGGAGGAATACGCATCCGTCGAATCAGGTCGCCATTGCATTCGCTCGCAAACGACGTATCCATCTGGCACAGCATCCCACTCTCTCGGTCGCCAACCAGATGCTTGCCAAAGGCGTAGCAGTGGCTGCGCGGCCCCCAGACGCCATACGTGCCCGTGGCCGTATCCCACACGCCCCGTTCATGCCAGAGCCGCGTCGAGAGGTCGTAGACCCATGTGGCGTTGGCCGCAGGAAACGTCAGGCAGTAGAACGTATGCCCCTGGTCGCTGTAGGTCACCGCTTCGGCGTCCGTAATGCCTACCGTCCGCGCATACCCTGCAATCGCCGTCTCGACGGCATAGGTGCTGACACGCTCGGGCACCAGACCGCTGGCTCCCACGACTTGCCCTGCGCCATTGGCGTTCTGTGACAACCACATCATGCTGCTGCCCACCAGCTTGACACTGGCTGGCGCACACGTCCCATAGCCAAAGACGCTACCCGGCACTGGCTGGAACGGGAACGGCGACGTGCCCGCGTCATACCAGACTTCGCCGGTCTGCTCGCCAATCAGCCAAATCTGCCGATTGCTGTCCACCGTCATGGACACCCACGGGTCTGGCGCAATGCTCCGTTGGGCATACTGCGTCAAATCCCACGTCGCCCCGTCGTTCAGTTCGCTGATGTAATACGTGGAGGTGGCCGCATCAAAGGCCAAGAAGTAGCCGTCAATCATGCCCACGCTGGTGGTGATGCCTGCCAGATTCGCCACCGCCGAGAGCGTGTTGGTCGCGATGTTCAGCAGATACCCGTTGCCACCAGACGCAATGAGGAGTTCTCCGCCTGCCGCGCCGTTGCTGGCAATGTTCGCCATGTCCGGGGCATTCGTGACCGTGCCGCCCGTGACAATCGAGGCGCTGTTGGTGTCCAGCACCTTGTAGACGTGCGACCCCATGACGGCGTAGCACCGTCCCGCCATTGCAAACAAGGCGCGGCAGTTGATGTCGCTGACGGTCACGTAGTCTTGTTGTCCAGGACACGGATACAACGACGCGGGATACGGCGAGGCTGGCGACTGATTCGGTTCAGGATACCAGTTCATCGTGCGTTCGAGGTCCGCCCACGGACTCTGCGACTCGTTCGACCCGTACACAAACCCCGGATATTGGCCCATGTTACGTGTCCGAGTAGATGTTGTAGTGCGGGCCTGCGCCCCCAAACAACAGCCCTGCCACGCCGCTCGACAGGTCGCTCAAGCGTTGATTGGCGCGTTTAATGTCGGCCTTGCTCTCCATCGCCGCTTGCTGCAAGTCCGGCGTCAACGGCGCGTCAAACGCTGCCGCAATCTCTTTTGCCAACCCTGTTCGCAAGAAGCGACGGTAACCCGGCGGCAGACTGATGGTATCCGTGATGGCCGTAAACTCGGACACCGGCACGGGCGTATAGATG